ACGTAACCGAAAGTTCCAGGATTTGAGAGTTGCTGGCGACCATTCTGTTTTGCTTCTTCAAGGTCATAGAATCGTTCTTTACGATTCCACCAACCAAGACGGGCAACATCTTCACTTGGACCGAAAGAGATTGTAATGTAATCAGTCATGATCAGTACAGAAGAGAAAAGGAACCGCAGAACTTACGAACCCATTGCAGTGTATCATAATGACTGCGGGGTTTCGACATCACCATGCTTTTATTGGTCTCGGGATTGAGAGCAATAGCAACGTATTTGTTGTCACCTTCTTGAAACTCTGGTGTAACCTCCTGAATGAACATCTGGCGGACGATTCCTTCCTTCCAGTTGGTCGTATAGTGAAAAACCATTGGGTTGTGTGGTTTGATTCAACAAAGTCATTATAGGGGCACTGTGGACCCTTGTGGGAGGGTCTCAGGACACTTCAGGGATTGGCACACTCCCATTCTTTGTTTTCTTCTTCTGTTATATTGGACACTTCAGTTTCAAGAACTTCAATGTTAAAGCAATCAAGAAGTTTCCAAAGTGCATCCTGAAGCATTAAAGGATTGATGCTATCTTTGTCAAAAGTGAATGAAATTGTGGAGGTGTTCATTTGTCCTTGATGATGCGATTGAGAATAATGATTTGAAGTGCTCCTAAAGAGTATGCAAGGAGCACTAAGATTCCACAAGTTGCCATAATCACCAGAGATCAGATTCGATTACTTGAGAGAACACAACACCAATCTTTTTGCAGAACTGCTCTGCAACCTCTTCAAGTGTAGCATAACGATCGTCTTCGAGTTCATCTGCATCCACACAAAACTCTACCATATCAAAACCATTAGGAATCCAGGAAGTAGAATCAGTGGGAAGAAAGAACTCTACACCAACTTCAACGAAAGTTGGGTTGGTGGTGTGCTGAATGAAGGAAGGCATTGGAGTGGTTTGCTTCAATACAGATACAATACACGATCTGGAGTGCTCTGCTCATTTTATGTGACAGAACCTCAGGTGTCACACTCAGAACTTTTCAGTATATTTCTTCACACCATCAACAATGTGACCAGTTCCAAACCTATCATAAAATCTTACACCATGTTCCATAAACTCTTTACGAGCAGCACGACAATCATCTTCATATTCAAGAAGACGTGCTATCTTTTTAATTTCAGAAGATTTCATGAAACTAATTTTCTTTACTTCAATAGATTAACAGATTTTGACTCAAAAAACAAGGTTATGTGACAGAATCTCAACTGTCATATACTTTCTTGCCATTTACAATATGACCAAAACCTTGTTTATCACTAAATGGCACACCTTTTGTTCTAAATGCAGTTCTTGCTGCTTGTGCTTCACCTTGCTGCCTTTCTCTTTTTGCTTGTTTTGCTGCTGCTGCTTTTGCAGTTGCTCTTTCTGCACCACTGCTCAATCTTGCATAATCAACCATTTCACTTTGTTGATTTTTTGCTTTAATGTATTCTCTATGTTTTCTTACATAATCAGGATCACTTGGATCTGGTTTCTCTAACTTAGTGACACTCTTTACAACTTTCTTAGTTGTTTTCTTTGTTGAAGGAGTTACCATCAACACTTCATCAACATTCTCACCATTATACTCAACTTCATCTGCTAATCCTTGCTTTTGAAGTTTTGCATGTTTCATCAGTGCAGCAAGTGCTTCTCTCTTATCTTTAATCTTTTTGATATTCTTAGCACGTTGCTTTACTTCTGGCGATATTCTTGTGATACGAAGTTCATCCAACTGTGCTTCTTCTTGTCTTACACCAGTTTCAACATCTTGTCTTTGTTGAGTTCCTACAACTGCATTTAATCTTGATTTTAACTTCTTACCTGCAGGAGGTCTTTCACCCCATTCTGTTGGTGGTTTATCTTTCCAATCATCATGCTTTCCTACATTTCTATCACGACTTTTTGGAAGTTGTGTTGGTTTTGGTGATTGTGGTTTTGATGGATCTGCCGCCATCGAAAACTTTTCACAAATACTCATAAACTCCGCAAATGTCTTCTTCGTTGCCATTTTAACCAATACTTTTTAGGTATTTATTAAAAAAGACCACCCGAAGGTGGTCTTAAGACATTCACCAATTCTTTGGTGTTACGAAGTTATTGTATGAGAACACTTCACGATCAACAACTTTATAAGTTCCAAATTGATTTATGATTACAAATCCTTCATGGAAACTATCTTCACCATTGATAGAACATTCAATCTCATCCATTTCATGAATGAACATAAACATATCTGTCTTGATTGAATACACCAACTTCCACAACCTAATCAAATTTTTATCACAATCACATTTTTCTGCAATTTCATTTTCATTCACGACCCGTTGCTCCCTGATGTAAGCATTGATTTCTTTTTTGATTTCTGATGCTTTGCGAGCAGTCACAAACTCACATAGAGTGCTCATTTGCTTGGCAAACTTACACACATCCTCCAAATCCTCACGATAAGGATTCAGTTCTACATGAGGTTGAACAAACAGAACATGTTTGGTGCTGATCAGTTTGGATTGCAGAGGAGCAGCAAATACATCACGAAGATCATCACCGCCACCATAAGTTGTGTGAGGTGCGACAATGATTTTCTCTTTAACTACCTGCGGAAAACGATAAGTAATAGTATTTGGTTTGTATTCTTGAGAACCTCCTACACCGATCCAGTCGCATTGAATAATTGATTTTGTACGAGGAAGATAATCAAAACAAAGATGTAGAATTTCTGCTACCTTCCCAGTGTAAAACTGATCAATTTCTTCATGAGAATGTGCTATTTTAATCTTTATTTTGTTGAATACACTTTTTGTTCCACAGAACCATTTTCCATTCGCAGGATTAGTCCCATAAACTAATGCTGGACTTCCATCTATTTTGGTGCTGATAATGGAGTTGGGTTCATGAAACCAATCAAGACATTTTAAGTTGCCAGTAAGCACTTCGTCCTCAGGATGAGGTAAGTGTAGATTTTTGGTGTTTGTTTTGTTCATAGTTAAATCATAATACAACAAAGAGCAAAAGTCAAAAGATAGTGGTCAGTTCTTAAAGTGTCATAATATCCTTTCTCTTAAAGATTTATTTTTATAATCTATTCCCTTTCCTTTTTGATAATTACTCAACCCACAAGCATTTGAAATATAACCAGTCACTAAGCATTTATAAAGTTGTTTATGAACTTTTGATCGTGCAATGTCGCATTTTTCTTTATTCTTGGGATCAAATATCCCCGCACATTTGTCTCTTGTTTCTCTACCACCAGCACCAGTTTTTCCACCTTTAATTGCTGCAGGTTTTCTATCATATTTTGGATTAAATATACCCAACTTATTTTCTTTTGTTACTCTACCACCTTTAGATCCTGCTATAATTTGGTTCTCTCTTTTGAAGAAAGGATTATTTGAATGTGCTTCTCTTTCTTCTTCAGTCCATTTAGTCCCATATCTAAAGTGGAGTTCACCCCTTAAAGGTTCTTGAAAAACATAGCAATCACTATCATCAACCAAGATAAAATCTTCTCCAGATACATTGAAACATTCGTTCAATGATTGAACACTTACTTTATTCATAACTGCTTTAAACGTCGCAGTGTTATTTATACAAAAAGAGGAGCATTTCTGCTCCTCTCCTGTGCTTCAGTTGCGACGCTTAAGCATCATTATTTAGTTGTCTTCCTTGAGTTTATCTTGTGCCGATTTACTAATTTTGCACACCATATCGTTGTCGTAGAAGTATTTTACCCTTTCACGACGAGCAGCAATCAAGAGATCGTATTCTTCTTGCTGAGATTTAGTGAAACTGAAATCTTGACGACGCCAAGTTTCTTTCAGTTCTCGGATGTGCGGAAGAACATTAACGGTGTCGGTCATTGTTGTTGATAATGTGATGAGTAAGATTAACTAAGATTCAGTCTTTCACAAGTTCCAGATAATTGTAACCAATAACTTTGCGTCCTTCGTGTGTGCTTGTGTTGACTTTTACACCTTCACTTTCAAGTTTCTCAATACGACGATTTGTTGCATTGTTGAGTTTAGGAGTCCAATAGTTGTTTGTTTCAGTCATTGTTTTTGAGTGATATGAGAA